GTGCCTCGCGCGAACCATATCAGCCGCCGCCGGAACAGCAAGATTTATCAAGTTCGGCTGCGCGTCCCGTTAGACCTAGTCGACACCATCAAGCGCAAAGAGTTGACCAAGTCGCTTGGCACGACTGACTATGCTGAAGCAAAAAAGCTGAGCCGCGTCATCCTCGCCGGCTGGGAGCAAGACTTCGACGACATACGCAACAGGCGCGATCTGACAGAGAACGATCTGCACCACGCCATGACCGAACATTACCGATCTCAGCTCGACCGAGACGATCTGTATCGACAGAACCTCCCCACCACCATCGAGATCGAGGCGGCGCGTCAACAGCTAGTCGAGCGTGCGCGATCGGGCGAGCTAGAAGTAGAACAGCCATTCGCCATGCTTGCAGGGTCACTCGACTACCTCGCCCTCGAGCACCGCCTTAAGCTCGACCAGAAGCGCCGCGCTGTTCTGCTGGACGACCTAAAACGACAGGTAGCAGAAGGTCAGACTGATCTGATTCGATACGCGGCTGACGAGTTCATCACCCGGCACCGGCTGAACATCGAGACAGACAGCCCCGCCTATCGTCAGCTATGTCACCGGCTGGCGCGTGGTGAGATCGAGTTCTTGAAGCGCACCTTCGAGCGCGACAGTGGCGACTTCGGCGGTCAGCCCAATGACCCCCTACTCTCTCGCGCCAGCACCGGCCCAATGGTTCGCACCACCTTTGACGACATCATCACAGAACAAGAGAAGCAGTCCGCCCAGGGTATCGGTCGCAACGTAGCGGCCAGCACGATCTACAAATACCGCGGCCAGATGAAGGGATTCACCGACTGGCGACGCAGCACGCAAGCCGCGACCGTGACCAAGGCAGAGGTCGAGCGCTGGCGTGACATGCTTCTAGCTGACGGTAAAAACCGGAAGACAGCCCGCGACAAAGTCGGGAGCCTGCGATCAGTGCTAATGTGGGGGCAGAAACAGTCTGACGGCAAGCTGTTCCCTGACGGGTTCGTCATGGAGAACGTGCTAATGCCGACGGCTGTCGTGTCAGACAGCGCGGTGAAGACCTACACGGTCGCAGACGCCCGCAAGCTGTTGAAGGCTGCGCGTGAACGTCCTGAGCCGCACTTTCGCTGGCTGCCCTGGATGGCTGCCTACTCCGGTGCGCGGATCGGTGAACTTCTACAACTCACCAAGGCGGACATCATCAAGATCGGCGGCTATCACTTCTATCACATTCAGCATGACCCCGCGAACGGTAGAACCACCAAAACCAAAAAGAGCCGCAAGGTGCCGATCCATCCCGCGATGATTAAAGAGGGCTTCCTGAAGTTCGTGTCAGAGGCCGCAGACGGCCCCCTGTTCACTGCGTCACGCGCCTATCAGAACATGACGGACTGGATCAGGACAGAGGTGTTCAAGGGGCGCACAGGGCCACGCCCAGCGCCCAGCCACGGCTTTAGGCATTTGTTCCAGGATTTGCGGTTCGGCAAAATATCGCAGGAAGGTTCAGACTACATCACCGGTAGAGCGTCAGCCGGATCAGCTGCGCTCTACGGTAAGTCTGACGCGATGCTTCCAGAGTTAGCAAAGGAGATTGCAAAGTTTCCCATGATCGATACCTGACCACCACCTTCGACTACTTCCTTCTGCTATTAAATGCATTTCTTGCGTAAATCAGCTCTAGTCCGCGCCTAATTCTTCCATCTTGGGAATATTTCAACATTTTATATTTTTCAATATACATAAATAGATCTTTGGAGTGTTCAGATAAGCCATTTAACCCCAACAGAATCGCCTCATAACTAGTCATTTGAGAACGGAGCAATCTACTATACTCAATTCTCTCTACATCAGACAAATACCTATTTTCATCTATACGCCTAATTAAGGAATAAATATTTCTGAAATAAGGCCCGAACTCCCCACCATGTCTTTTGTGAACTATAGACATATAGGCCGTCTCTAGTTTACGTGCGTCTGGAACGCTACTAACACCAGCCACAACTGATCTAGTAATCGCTCTGTAAGCAGATTTCTGAGCAGACGCGCCTTGAGAGACTTCCCCCCTCTTGACCGCCTGTTCATATTCAGAATCTCTATTAGAATTCCGACCTGGACCTAAAATACCAGCATAAATATCAGCACTTGTTACATACGGATTAGGTTCTACGACTACCTTACTTTTCAACACAGGCGGATAGAATATAATTTCGGACCGTTGCTCTCTAATTAACCCTAGCAACTGAAAAAAGACTCTCTCAAACTCAGCGTGACCCATTTCATTTTCGTGACGCCTTAACGATTCCCGCTGCAAGAATATAGTGATGGCCACACCAAAAAATGCCAAACCTGACAATAGCGCATTGATACCCCCAAACGAGTCACCCCAATCACCTATCGAAGGTGAACTATTTGAATTTTCAAAAGCAACACTAAACTGCGCGACATCAATCCCCCACCAAAAAAGTAAGATCAAAAGAAAAGTTATACCTAAAGCGATTGTAGCCCAAAAAATTGAACTCAAAGTATATCTCCTAAAAAAACCGAAAGATTTAACTGCTAAGTGACTTGTGGCACACCTCAACCTAGTTGATCCAGTCAATACGCAAGCACTTTATTCTCGTAGTGTCTGGGTCCTAAGGCGTCTAGCGCGCCTTGGGTTGCGCCACAGAAATGCAAATTGCACTGAATGTTTCCAGTCCAAGACGACGTGGGTAGTTATACTATCCGACCACAATGTGCGCTCAAAAATATAGCTTTATGGGATTCTCAGACTCGAATAGATGTGTTACACTTAGGCAACAATGCGTTAATATGGTCACACATGAGCTTCCTCGACCGCCTATTCGGCAAACCCGAAACCAAAGCACTCAGCCTCACTGATCCGGCCACGTTCGAGATCATGGGCGGCATCGTCACAAGCTCTGGCCTGGCCGTATCAGCACAGAGTGCAATGCGCGTGCCTGCCGTGGCCTGCGCCGTCGCCCTAATCAGCGAGACCGTTGGCACCCTGCCCGTCAAGCTGCACGACCGCGACACCAAGGCCGCAGCCAAATATCATCCGGCCTATCGCCTTGTGCATGACGAAGCGAACCCCTGGACATCGGCAGAGGCACTGCGCACGCAGCTGACCCTCGACGCGCTGTTGTCCGATCACGGCTATGCCCAGGTCACACGCCTGTCAGACGGCACCCCCGCAGAATTTCATCGCATCGACCCCGCAAGCGTAAAGCAAGAGCGCAACGCAGACGGCGAGCCGGTCTACATCGTCAGCACTGCCAACGGCCCTGTCGCCCTCGCCTATACCGATGTCCTGCACGTTCAGCCGTTCGCTGGCGTGTCGCCCATCAAGCTGGCGCGTGAAGCGATCGCTCTGGCCTTGGCCTATGAGGCGCACGTCGCGGCACTGTTTGCCAATGGCGCTCGCCCGTCCGGCATCATCAAGAGCGAGAAAATCCTCGACGTTGAGGCCAAGAAAAAGATCGCCTCGAGCTGGTTCAGCACCCACGGCGGACGCTCTACCGGCGGCACTGCGATCCTGGATGAAGGCATGACCTACGATCAGCTGAGCATGACCCTGGCCGATGCTCAGTTCGCAGAGGGCCGCGTCGAACAAATCCGCGAGATCGCCCGTGCCTTCCGCGTCCCGCCAACCATGCTGTTCGAGCTGAGCCGTGGCACCTGGTCGAACACCGAAGAAATGGCGCGGCAGTTCCTGACCGTGACCCTGCGCCCCTGGCTGAACCAATGGCAGGCCGCCTATGCGCGGTGTCTGCTGACCGCAGAGGAACGCCAGACGTTCTACATCGAGTTCAACGTCGAAGACCTGCTGTCCACCTCGCACGCAGCACGCGCCACTGCCTACGGCCAATATCGCAGCATGGGCGTGATGACGGCCAATGAGGTGCGCGGCGGCCTGAACTTACCAGCGCACGCAGACGGGAACACCTTGGACAATCCGCACATCACTACGCCGGACAACGTCACCCCAACCCAAGATAGCGCTACATGATCAATTCATGCGATTGCAAATTTCCCAATTTGCTTGATAGCCAAATTCGGCATTTTCGCCATAGCACATACCTTGCGCTTCTATCGCTGCACCCAGTGCATCGCGAGCCTCACAAGCTTGCCAAGTTTTTGGATTATCGCCTGAGCCCCCACGGCAGTCGCTGTTCAATTGGTTCCACTGCTGCATTGATTGCACAACATTGGAATTTGGCTGCGCCGGTTGGGAACAAGAAGCCAAAGCTAGAACCGCGCACAAAAGAAATCTCTGAATCATCGTTAATACTCACTCGCTTAAATGGCTTTGCCAAATGTCTGATCAAGCGTTGGCAGCGTTATGGCGATCTGTCGATAGAGATTCTGGTCAAATGGCAGGTAGTCATCGCCTGCACGGCCATTGGACAACTCGAATGATCACGCACACCGGCTTCCTTGGCGACGCAGATCACGCCTTTGCCCTCACTGACCCGATGCTGATCGAGATCGAGCGCATCACCGGCCAGGGCATCGGCACGATCTATCAGCGTGCTGTCGCCATGCAGTTCAGCGCGTCCGACCTGGTCGAGATCATCCGGCTGGGCCTGATCGGCGGCGGTATGGCACCGCAGCAAGCCATGCAGATCACGGACACCTACGCCCGCAACCGCCCACTGGCCGAGACCTACCCCCTCGCCTTGGACATTTTAGACGCCCGCTGGAACGGCACGCCCGCGCCGGCCACCGGAGACACCACAGAATGAACACCCTCGACGCGAAGGCCGGCAGCACCGGCGACACCCTCGAAATCAAAGCGCAGCTGAGTGTCAGTGACACTGGCATTATCACCGGTTTGGCATGGCCTTTTGCCACCCCTGACCGCGTTGGTGACGTGATCACCAAAGGCGCAATCTCTAGCCCATCCACGCTGCCCATGTTGTTCGGGCATGACCAATCTCAGGTCATCGGCGTCTGGGATGACATCACCGAAACAGACGAAGGCCTGACAGTTAAGGGCCGGCTGCTGATCGACGATGTCGAACGTGCGCGCGAAGTTCGCGCCATGATCCAAGCCAAAGCCGTGACAGGTTTGTCGATCGGCTTTGTCACTACCAAGGCCACCCGCAACCCAAAAGGCCGCAACATCACCGGCCTGACCTTGCACGAAATTTCAGTTGTCGCTGTCCCATGCCACCCCGGCGCACAGATCACCTCCCTCAAATCAAACCCTATGAACAAGGAAGCCACAGACGTGACCCCCGAAGAAATCCAAGCGATGATCGCATCCGCAATCAGCGCAGCCACACCGGCAAACACCCCCGAGGTCGACACCAAAGCCTTTGACGCTGTCAAAGCTCGCCTCGACCAGATCGAAGCCAAGGCCGCACGCCCCGGCGCACCTGTCATCATCGCTGAGAATGGCGAAAAGAAAGCATTTGTCAGCTTCCTGCAAACTGGTCAGATTGACCAGAAAGCACTGACCGTTGCCAATGACGCCCCGGCCTATGTGCTGGCACCAGAAGACGTAAGCGGCGAGTTTATCCGCAACCTGGTCGAATTTTCGCCTATCCGGTCCATTGCCGATGTGCGGACAACTGCCAGCCATACTGTCATCATGCCAAAGCGCACCGGCATTACCAACGCCGTTTGGGTAGGCGAAACCACTCAGCGCACCGCGTCCGAGCCTACATTTGATCAGTCTGAGATCGCTGTCAAAGAGCTGGCAACCTTTGTTGACCTGTCCCTGCGTATGCTCGAAGACTCTGGCAATGTTGACTCTGAGGTCCGGCTTGCTCTGGCCGAAGACTTCGGCTCGAAAGAAGCCCTCTCCTTTGTGAACGGTGCAACAGCTGTCGAGCCTCAAGGCTTCATGGTCGCGTCTGGTATCGCTGAAACGAACAACGGTCATGCGACCATCTTGTCCGGCGATGCACTTATCCGGCTGATGTATGCCCTGCCCGCGACTTATCGCAATTCTGGCTCTTGGGTTATGAACGGCACAACGCTGGCCGCTATCCGCCTGCTGAAAGACGCACAAGGCAACTACATCTGGCAGCCGTCCTATCAAGCTGGTCAGCCTGAAACCATCCTAGGCCGTCCGGTTGTCGAAGCGATCGACATGCCAAACATTGCCAGCGGCGCAACGCCGATCATCTTTGGCGACTTTAAGGCTGGCTATCGCATCTATGACCGCGTGTCGCTCGACATCCTGCCCGATCTACTGACACAGCGCACGGTCGGCCTGGCCCGCTTCCACGCACGCCGTCGCGTAGGTGCAGGCGTGGTTCGTTCCGCAGTGTTCCGCAAACTGAAAATGGCTATCTAAGCCATGACCAAGCGGCTCGCATTTGACATCGTCCTGCGTCACGGCACCCTCGCCGTCACCCTGACCCCGTCTTTGCGGGCCGCAACCCTATTGGAGTGCCTGCACGGCGGCTTTCCAGCCCTGCTGGAGCGCGTGCAGGCCTTCAACCTGTCCACCATCCTCGAGATCATCAAGACCGCAGGGCAGGCCCCTGACGCGCTGCTACAGGCACTGCGCAACACACCATTGCGCACGATCCGCGATGTCACGTTCGGCCCCATCGTTCAGCTGCTAACAGCCTTGATGATGTCAGGCGATGAGACTGGCAGTGCCACTGATAATGACACCCCGGCCAAGCCCGCGCCAAGCGGTAAACCTGTCGCCTGGGCTGACCTATTCGCACAGCTCTACAAGATCGCGACCGGCTGGCTAGGCTGGACACCCGCAACCGCCTGGGCCGCGACCATCACCGAAATCACAGACGCCTTTGACGGCCTGATCGAGCGCATCAAAGCTATGTCCGGCACGCATGAAGACGAAGCCGAGACCGGCACCACGCCAGAGCAACGCGAGCAAAACGAAGCCCTGGGCCTCGATCCTGAGTTTGACCGCGCCGGCCTACACGCACTGCGTGCCAGGCTATGAGCCGCCCGCCCCACCTCTGCCAGTGTGGCCGCATCGTGCCGCACGGTGTCAGCTGCGCCTGTCAGATTGCCAGTCAACGCGCCCGCAATAAACGCCATGACGCCAACCGGCTGAGCGCCAGCGCACGCGGCTACAACGCCGCCTGGCGCAAGGCTCGCCTGGAATGGCTGACCATGTTCCCCGCCTGCGCCCATCCCGGCTGCAACGCCCAGGCGACAACCGTCGATCACATCATTCCGCACCGCGGCGATCAGGGCAAATTCTGGGACAAGACCAATTGGCAGTCACTCTGCACGCACCATCACAACGCGCACAAACAGCGCACCGAAAGAGCGAACCAATGACCCCTGAACAAGCCCTCTGGTCCGAAGTGCTTTATGCTGCTGTCACCGATGCTGTCGAAGGCGTGGCCGTGATCGGCAGTCAATCAGCTGACGCACGCGCCCGCGACACTGAGCGTGCGCGTCGCTACATCACCACGCCTAACGCAGACTTTAATCAGGTCTGTCACCTGGCTGGCCTCGACCCTATCGCGGTGCGTGAACACCTAACGCACAAGATCGCCAATGCTCCCACCCCGGTTCACCTAGCAGCAACCAAGCGCAAGCGCGCAAAGCTGACCTTCAACGGTCAGACCAACACAATCATCGAATGGGCAAACATTATTGGCGTCAAAGTCCACACTCTGCATATGCGGCTTCGGACAGGCTGGACGCCCGAAGCCGCACTAACCAACAAGCTGATCACATACGACGCGGCGGTTGCAGGATGTGGACTGTGATTCTCGCCTTGCACCTAAAGGTTAGCCAGGGCCTCCAATTCGGGGAATGGCTGATACGTCACATCAGGTCGAGCGCAGAGCGGGCTATCGTCAGTATGCCCGACCAGCACGCCATTTCTAATGTTGATAGCCATCGACTGGCGACCAGAGTAGCCGCCCATGGCATTCCGAGCGTTTGCCTTCACGCAGACACCCTGGGAGCCATCTGCGAACGTCGCGACGCCAGAAATTTCGGCATCCCGGATCGAGTATGGATCGAGCAGCAGATCACGAGCATCGCGAACGATCTGGGACTTGATCGAAGCGCTGACTGGAACAGCATTTGCAATTGGTCCGCTATAATCGACGGCGGGAGCGCAGTTGCTCAACAGAGCGACAGCAAAAACTGTCGCGATAACCTTGTGCATTTAAAACCTATTTTGAAGTTGTCGTGCGCAACTCAGACGTCTCTTCGTAAGAACTGTCAATCCGTCAAACGTGTGGGGGTGCCTTCCAATTCACCCCAGAAATCAGGGACCGGCGGGGGGAGGTCCGCACAAGAGATCGTCAATTTAAACTTTTCACAGGACTGCGCAGCATGACCAAGATTCACCTTTCGCTGCTGAAAGCGCAGCTCAACCTCGACCATGACCTCGATGACGTGCTGTTGAACCACAAGCTCGCCACAGCCGAGTCATGGATCGAGTGCTACATCGGCACGCCTATGCCAGACCCTATGCCAGTGGTGCTGGCAGAGGCCGCGCTACAGCTGGCCGCCTACTGGTTTCAACAGCGCGAAGCTGTATCGTTCGGCGTGTCGATGCAAGCCGTGCCGTTCGGCATCCGCGAGCTGCTGTCGCCCTTCCGGCTGGCAGTGACAGGGCGTGACACCAATGCCGCGTAATGCATCATCCGAGGCGCTGTCGCGCCGCCTGGCACAGATCCCCGAGGAGATCCTGATCGCCCTGCGCCCTGTCCTGGCGCAAGGCGCTGAAGACGTGGCCAGCAACATGCGCAGCCTGGCTGAAGCATCGCGCCAGACCGGCGACCTGATCAACTCGATCGAGGTCACGGCACCCGGCGGCACGACGGCAAAATATGCAGCCGGCGGCGGCTCTGAGACCCTTGGCCCAAACATGGCAGCTGTCACCGTTGGCAACCCTGACATGCGGCACGGCCACCTGGTCGAGTTCGGCACCGTTCACAGCGAGCCAAAGCCCTTCATGCTGCCAGCGTTCCGGCTCGCCAAGCGCAAGGTCGAGGGCCAGATCAGCCGCGCGATCGGCAAAGCTATCCACGCGATGGGCGGTGCATGATGATCACTGAACCAAGCCTCGAGTTCCAAACCGCAGTTCGCACCCAGCTGATCGCCTCGCCGGCCGTCATCGCGCTTGTGCGGCCGGAGCTACTCCGCGCTGGCTGGCACCGGCCGGACGGTCAGCCCTGCGTAATCATGTCCGGTGCGCAGACTGAGTATCTGGGCCAGGCATCCGGCTCACAGCACTGCGCCCGCGTCCACCTCGACCTGCACATCTGGGCGCTGGAAGACGGACCCGACACCGCCAAGGCGATCGGCTGGCAGATCACGCAAGCGCTGATCGGCTTCACCGGCACCGCTGAGCTGCACGTCGATGACATGGAACAGCCCCGCGTGACCTGGCTGCGTGACGTGCAGCCGGAGCTGTCGATGACGCACGGCGTCATGTCCCTCGAGGCCGTGATCCGGTGGAAATTTTGATATGCGACACAGTGTCGTTTTTGAGGGCGTGAAGCCATGAGCGCGATGATCAACCCCGGCAAGCTGACACGTCAGATCAGCCTCGAGCGCAAGGTCGAGACCGTCGCCCCATCCGGCGCGGTGTCAGAGACCTGGGCGCCATACGCCACCGTGCGTGCCGAGCTGGTGCAGCTTGGTGCCGAAGACTACCTGACCGGCGCCGGAGAGGGTGCCACCAACCGCGCCACGTTCCGGGTCTGGTATCTGGACGGCGTGACCACAGCTGACCGCGTGTCCTACAACGGCGAGACCTACCAGATCACCGGCCTGGTCGAGCTTGGCACGCGGCGCGGCCTCGAGCTGCTGGCGGTGTCGCAATGAGCGCCTTACACCTATTGAGCGTTGCTGCACTTTCGGACGTTCGGCAACGTGTCACTCCCGTTTTCAAGCTGGGCGCACACCAACTGATAGTTGGATTTCACAAGGTCACGTCCGGTCCAGGCTGCAATCACCAATGCCATTATTACAGCCCACTTCATGGAGCGTCCTTGAATTACCAGAATAGAACGGTCGTTTCCCATCTAAGCCAAGCGGCTACAATGAAACAATTAAGGTCAAAATATGACTGTGCATAATCGCGGCGTAAAGCCCGCCCTGCGTGCAGACGCAGACGCCCTGACCAAAGCACCGATCGCGCCGAAGCACCTTACTGCTTACGGCAAGGCTGAGTGGAAAGCGATCATGCCGCAGCTGATCGAGCGCCGCGTCATCACGCGGGCTGACTTGTCTGGCGTGGCCACCTATTGCGGCCTTGTCGCGACCATCCGGCAGATCGAAGAAGCCCAGGCCGCGACCGGTCAGATCGACCTCAAGATGATGGGCCTGGCCGTTCGCTGCGCCACAGCTGCACGCCAGCTCGCCTCTGAATACGGCCTGACACCGACAAGCCGCGCCCGCATCGGTGCGTCTGTCGATGACGACGAAGACGATGACAACCCGCTGAGCGTGAAGTAGCGCGATGGACGCCAGCGGCATCTTTGACCTCGATGACGCAGAGCTGATCACAGCGCCCTCGACCTATCCGGCGTGGTGCTTTGACGGCTCGCCCATCGCTGACCCCCTGGGCTATGGCGAGCGTGCGGTGCAGTTCCTGCGCCGCCTGCGCCACCCTAACAGCTCAGCGTCTGGCAAGGCCTTCCAACTGGCAGACTGGCAAGAGCGCATCGTGCGGCGCATCTATGGGCCGCGCCATGCCGATGGGCGGCGCGTGGTGCAGAACGTAATGCTGCTGATCGCCCGTGGTGGCCGCAAAACGTCGCTGGTCGCTGCCCTGGCGCTGCTGCACACCATCGGGCCGGAGCGCGTCGCGGCTGGCCAGGTTATCTTTGCCGCGGCTGACCGTGAACAGGCTGGCATCGGCTTCCGCGAGGCCGCAAACATCATCCGCGAAGACAAGCGCCTGATCGCTGCCACGCGCATTTATGACGCTTTCAACGCCGCAAAACAGATCGTCATGCTCGACGGCAAGACCACCCTGCGTGCGCTGTCATCGGACGGCGGCGCGGCGCACGGCCTGACACCGACGTTCACTTTGATGGACGAGCTGCACGTCTGGAAAGGCCGCGACCTCTGGGAGGCCCTGCGTTCCGGCGCGGCAAAGGTCGATGACAGCCTGACCATCATCGCGACCACCGCAGGCCGTGGTGCGCAGACGCTGGCAGCTGAACAATTTGACTACGCTTGCCGCGTGGCCAAGGGCGAGATTGACAACGAAGCCTATCTGCCAATCCTATTCCAAGCCGAGCCTGGCGATGACTGGCTCGATGAAAACACCTGGCACAAGGCCAACCCCGGCCTCGCCCAGGGCTTCCCGTCGCTATCCGGCCTGCGCACCCTGGCGAAAGAGGCAGAGCATCGCCCCTCCGACCGCCACGCCTTCATGCAGTTCAACCTGAACGTCTGGCAATCGCACAGCCGCGATCCGCTTTTTGACATGGCAACCTATGACAGCCGCGCCTTTGACATCGACCTGAGCGACCTCGAGGGCCTGCCCTGCTACCTGGGCGTCGATCTGTCCCTGTCAGGCGACCTGTCAGCCGTTGTGGCAGCATGGCGGCACGATGACGGTCAGATCACCGTTCACCCTTGGGTGTTTGTCCCTGGCGATGACCTCGAGGCACGCGCCGAACAGGACGCCGCGCCTTACGTTCAATGGCGCGACGATGGCCTGATCAGTATTTGCGATGGACCAATTATTGACCAGGGCCTGATCGAAGACCTGATCCAAGAGCTATGCGCGACGCACGACGTGCAAGAGGTGGCCTTTGACCCGCACCTCGCCCGAGTGGTCATGCAGCGCCTCTATGACGCTGGCGTTCCTACCGTCGAGTTCCGGCAAGCGCCCCTCAATATGGCCGTGGCAGCTGGCGACCTCGAGCGCACCGTGAACGGCCACATGATCCGGCACAACGGCCACGCAGTTTTGCGCCAGCACTTTGACAGCGTTGTCGCGAGCCGATCCGACGCCGGCCTGATCCGAATGCACAAGGCTAACAAAACCGACCGCATCGACGCAGCAATCGCGGCGGCTATGGCCGTGTCGCGGGCCTGCGCAGGCGAAACCAATCAATCACAATACAACGCCGCCGAGAGCGACGGCGTGTTCATCTTTTAGGGAAAGCACCCAATGGCACTACCTGGACTGATCGTCGAGATCGAGGGCCGCGTCGACAAGCTCGAGAAGGCTCTGAAACGCGCCAACAAAGCGCAAGGCACAAGCGCGACCGCGATGGAACGCCGTGCAAAGCAGAGCGCCGACAAGATCAACAGCACTTACGGCGCGATGGGCGACAAGATCACCGGCGCGTTCAAAAAGCTGGGCCCTGGCCTGGTCGCTGGCCTGTCGATCGGTGCAGTCGCGGCGATCACATCACAGATGGGCAGCGTTGTGCGAGCTATCGCTGAGATCGGTGACGCGGCAAAGATCGCCGGTGTCAGCGTCGAGCGCTTTCAACAGCTGAAATTTGTGGCCACAGAGAACCGCGTCGAGATTGACGCCCTGACAGACGGCCTAAAAGAGCTGTCGCTGCGTGCTGACGAATTTGTCGTCACCGGCGGTGGCAGCGCAGCCGACGCCTTCAAGCGCCTGGGCTATGGCGCAGCCGACCTGTCAAGCAAGCTGGACGATCCGGCGGCGCTGTTTGCCGAGATCATCGACCGCATGAATGACCTCGACAAGGCCGCCCAAATCCGCGTTTCAGATGAAATCTTTGGCGGCTCCGGCGGTGAACAGTTCGTTCAGCTGATGGGCCAAGGCGAGGGCGCAATTCAGGCCACGATGGACCGCGCCAAAGAAGCTGGCGCAGTTCTGGACGCTGACCTGATCAAGAAAGCCGAAGACCTCGACCGTCGCTTTGCAGCGCTACAGACCCGCACCTCGACCTTTTTCAAATCGCTTGTGATCGAGGTCGCTGACGCAGGGGCAAAGATCACCGGCCTGTCGAGCGATGTCGATGACCTTTTCCGCACCGCACACCAAGCGGACGGCCTGCTAGGGCCTGGCGTGGTGGCAGAGCTGGACGCCAGCGCCGACGCAGCCGGTGACAACGCTGTCGTGATCGGTCAGTTGCGCCAGCAATACGAGGGGCTGAGCGATCAGTCTGTCGTCCTGGCACCGCAGCTTGAAATGGCCGCTGTTCAGCTGCGTGCGTTCGGTGAAGCTGACGCGGCGGCAGAGCTGGCAACCGTAGCAGGTGAAATGCGCACGCTCAGCAATGACATGCTCGACGGCACGGTCAGCGCCGAAGACTTTGAAGCCCAACTACAGGCCCTGGTCGATCGTGCTGGCGACGCCTTCACCGGCCTGGCTGACATCGACCGCGTCACCTTTTCGGGCGTCATCGGCGCGATCGGCGGCATCGGCAGCGCCCTGACCCGGGCGATCGAGCTGGCACGTTCACTGCGTGCCAGCCTACCAGGCGCAGCGCCTAACGGTGTGGCGACACCGGTCACTGTCGCCAAAGAGGCTGGCAGTTTTTGGGATGATCCGGCCAACATGAACGCGGTGAACCCGCGCTCGACCCCGGCCTTGACCTCGATCCCGCGCCCCAAGGCTGCGCCACGTGACATCGACTTTGGAATGCCACCCCTGCCAGATGACAAACCGGCAGGCGGCGGCAAGGCGGCGAAGGCCGGCGGTGGCAGCGCCAAGGCTGAACGCCTGACCGATTATCAGCGCGAGATCGCGGCGATCGCAGAGGAAACGGCAGCGCTCAACCTCGAGGCATCGGCCCTGGGCCAGGTCACTGGCGCACAGGCACGCCAGGGCGACGCGATCGAGCTGGCACGCACCAAAGCTGAGCTTCTAGCCGCTGCGCAGCGTTCCGGCCTCGAGGTAACGCCAGAGCTGACCGCAAAAGTCGATCAGCTGGCGCAGGGCTACCAAGACGCTGGCATCGCTGCCGACGAAGCCGCCAAGCGCATCGAGACCATGCAGAACGCAGGCCGCGAGTCAGCCGAGGCGATCGGCTCTGTCTTTGCCAGCCTGGCAGCTGGCCGGATCACGGCCAAACAGGCGCTGCAACAGATGCTGGTCGATTTTGCCAAATATCTGATCAAAAAAGCGATCATGGCGGCGGCTGAAAAGACCGGCAACCCTGTCGTCATGTTCGCAGCCGCTGCGTTCACCTCGAGCTTTGCAGATGGAGGCTATACCGGCCCAGGCCGCAAATATGAGCCAGCTGGCACCGTCCACAAGGGCGAGTTTGTCATGTCCAAAGAGGCCACGGCTCGCCTGGGCGTGCCACAGCTGAACGCGCTGCACGAAAGCGCAAAGCGCGGCTATGCCGGCGGCGGCTTGGTAGGTGGCAGCGCGTCTGGCAAGGGCATGACATTGCCAGTGTCAAAGGTGTCAGCCGCACCTGTCATCACCATCAACGCACCGATCAAGATCGAGGGCGGCGGCGGCTCGCCGGATCAGAACAAAGACCTGGCAAAGCAGATGTCAAAGGAGCTTGATGCTACCGTTCGCCGGACCATTCAAAGCGAGATCATGCGGCAAAAACGCCCTGGCAACCTCCTGGCAGGGAGCTGATCGATACAATAGCAGGGCCGCAACAATTGCAGCCCTGATAGATTCCTATTTACAATCAGGAGACAGCATAAACGACTGTGCCGCCAGTGCCGCGATCCCTCGTAAATGTCAGTGTGTTTCCTTGAAGGTCACTCGTCTGACAATCTTCAGGATCCGGGCCAGATGGCCCTTGCAATACAATTCTGCAGAAGAACCCATCTCTGAATTCCCAAGTGCCTGATGCGACTACATCGCTATAGCGTCCGGTAAAGGTGCCATCTGCGTTTATAACTACAAAGTCAGCATCTCTAGTCAACCTTCGCCCTACAACCAAAGAAAATTCGGATTCTGTTGTTATTCGCCCATTAAAACTTGTCGGCTCTGATGTTGGTGCCGTTCCGGCACATGCACTAAGAAGTATAGTAGCGACGACTAAATGAAGTCTCATTTCAACCTCCCATGTTGCGACATCGCGAAATTGGGACATCGCTGAATAAATATTGCCTGATTGTAGTTCTTGGATCAAGGATTCTCGAAAGCGTCACCGCCCCGCGCAAATGGACGTGCGACACCTGGGCCAGCACCTCGAGCGCACCAGCACGTTCAGCGCGACAATGCTCGAGAGTTTCACCAACGAAAACTAGACCCGCAGTGGCCACGGAGGGACACCATACAGCGCGTCGATTAGTTTTGACTACTGCGGCCAGGAACGCGCAGATAAGGGCGTGCTAGAGGCCCTCCAGCGTGTGTGGCATGTATGGCCGGAACGGCTTCACCTGGGCCGGAGTGTTTCAGCCTGGGCGGCACTCTCTACACGCCGAGACTGTTAGGGAGCGCCGGAGACACCCTGACCTATAACACGCCGGTTCCCCTGACCATCTTCCGGCATGGGAGAGATAACCGTTGCGGAGCGCAGCGACGCGGCAAGGCCGAAGGCCGCGCAGCAGCGAAGCCGCTGAGCCTTACCCCTTACCCAACCATGTCACGCTTTTCTAAGAACCGATTTTGACAGATACTTAAAGTTATTAAGTTTAGTAATATATCGATGGAAAAGCGTGACATAGGTCCGATTTGATACCTATTTTAGTGTGACAAAATTCGCTACACACGCCCTCGTCCCTTCCGGCAAACCCTAAACCCTCCCACCATTAGAACGTCAAACTCTGCGCAATAATCTTGCGTCCGGCTGATCATTTGGCTTGCAAATCAAACTACCCACTGTTACATGATAGTCACACATACCTTTCCCCAGGATCAACGGACCATGACCATCAAAACCAACGTAAACGTCGCAATGCCCACAGAGCGTGCCTTTCAACTGCGCGAGCTGGCAGCCGCCTTGGGTGGCGCGACGATGTCGGAAACCATGCAAGCGCTATTCCAAGCGGCACGAAATCAGGGCCTCATCAAAGGTCACGACCTCCCAGGCGTCCGCGTGAATGCACTGTCAGATGGCCTTGTGATCGGGTTTGACGATCAGGAACCCGCTGGCTTCACCTTTGACGCCGCCCTTGCACTCGCTGACACCGTCCGGCAGTTCGCCAACCGCACGAACGACGGCACGCTGTCTGCAAATACCGATCACGAGTTCGCCGTCCGTCGCAAAGGTCGCGGCCTGATCGTCACTCTGAACACGGTCGAAGGTGCGTCTGAAAAGGCGTGGAATGCAGACATCGCGACAGAGTTCGCTGATTTGATCGAGGCTGCCGTCGCTGAGAAGCGTCAGAAATAAAAAAATGGCCGGGGACTATTGCTCCCGACCCTAGGTCGGTCGCACCGGGGAAGGCGACAGACTTCTCAATAGTATTCAATGCCATTGAATGGAATTCACTATACTATGACTAGCCTTAAAGTTGAATCAGAAAATGCTCAAAATCCGACGTTAAGCGCAGATTTTGTAGAAAATTTTTCGCCAGATGAAGCCCTAACCGACGGCACCCTGCTGATCGTGGATCACGAAGCGGTCGAGGCAGAGGTTCTGGCTGAGATCGAGGCCAAAGAGGCTAGGGAACAGGACGAAATTCTCGAGTCTGTCGAGCGCGATATCGCTGAACAAGAGCGCCTCGACGCAAACGCACTGCACCTCAAAAAGTTGAAACAGACTGCCCTGAACGCCAAGACGGCACAACAGCAAAAACGCGCCTTGGCTCGCAAGCGCGTCGCAACCGAGAAGCAAGAGAAAATCGCAGCATGGCGACGCGGTGAAGGGCGAGAGCAATACAACGCAGAGGGCCGCAACTACTACCGGATCATGATCGACATTACCGAAGGCCGCACCGTCCGGCCCAGCACGAGCCTCAAGGATATGACCGCAGAGGAAAAGGCGGCTCACAAGCGCGAGCAAGCCACAGACCGCAAGCGCAAACAGCGTGCCTCAGCCGCAAATGACGCAGACAAGTAAGAACTTACTTACATAAAAACAATGACTTAGCGACGTTTTCTTGATTGACAGAATTCTTGATCTGACTCAGAACAGCGTTACCGGCAATCATGCCAGGCCCCACGGAGACAACCATGACAACGATCGCAGACCACTACATTCCGACCAATTCCTTTGACGAACTGGTAGCGACCCTGATGAACCTGCCGGCGCACTTTGACCGCTGCACGCAGATCATCGAGCTGCTGCTAGGCGTTGGCGTTGCGCCTATGAGCTGCCTGGCAGATCGTGACGCCGCTGAAATGGCCCAAGCTGATATGGCCGCAGTCACGCGGCACATTACAACGCCGCTGAGCGACGCGGATCAGGCTGCATTCGATAGCTATCTAGCTATGCAGACGCGCAACTACGCGGCACAGATCGAGATCGCCAAAGACGAAGAGCTCGAGGCTCAGTGA